CTTCCTTGAGTTGAATAACTTGGGGCTGTTTGGGCCATTAGGTAATTTAATTTTTGGTATAGGGGTTTCATTTCGTGTCTTGATTGGGCAGCTATTTTAAAATTAACTCCTATACTTCTTTTAAAACTATTGTATGTGTAAAACTCTTCTCCCCTACCATTATATCTTATTGTATTGTGATTTGCATTAAAATTATCACTATACCCATCTATAAAAGCTCTAAATGCTATTATATCTGTATTATCTGGGTTTTGGTTATTTATTACCTCAAACCTAAAAGGGATCATGTCATCAGGTATATCATCTAGGTTTTGTGTTATCCCTAATTCATTTAGTTTATCAATTTTATTTATATTGTCGGTTCTATCCTCAGATAAACTACCCGCTTGATAAACTCTAGGGTCTTTAGGTCTATCAAAATCTATAATCTTTTGAAGTACATTAGATGGTGTTTGCTTACCAGGATCACCAGTTTCAAATCTTTTTTCTCTACTAAGATTTCCTATAGTACTAATATAATCACCCCCTAAACCTACACCCCCAATTTCTGAAGGTAAACCTAAAGTATCTGTTATGGTTTGTCCTATATTAGTACCCGCAGGAGTAGGGATTAAACCATGTCTTATAAAATTTACAGCACCCGCAGATCCTACTTGGGCTAATAGGGTTACTCCTCCATTAAATACTCTGGTTTCTTTTCGTGGGTTTAATAATTGAAGTGCTGCTTGTTTAGCTATAAATTGCTGACCATTAGGGGTTGCTAAAAATCTAGTGATTCTTTTAACGTCTATTTGTCTTCTTTCTAGATTATGTTTAGTTCCTCCTCTTACAAAATTATCTATTTGGGATCCCCTAGTATAACCCCCAAAACCACCTACAATATCTTCATACACAAATATAGGATCTCCATTATTATCGGCTTCAAATGTTACCTGTTTACCTAATATAGGTCCAGCATCTAATGAATAAATACCGAATGGGGTATTAGGATTAAGATTAGTGGGTTTTCCCTTTATACCGTAATCAAGTGCTTTAGATCCTTTTCCTATTTCATATAAGTTTTTTCTTATTTTGGTTTGGTCAGGGTCAGTTAATGTAATACTTTTGTTATTGAATAAATCAAGTAAAAACATATTGTAGGTGGTTTTTTAAATTATAATAAACCTAAACCTTGCATTTTATCAAAATACCTTTCAGGATCATTTTGAGTACCATCGCCATTGATTGTAAGATTTAAATCTGCAAAATGATCTGTTACACCGTTACCTGTTTTGGGTGCTGGTCCTGCTGTTCGGACCACCCCGTCTCTATTATATTGGTAAGAATCATTTAACATGTGTACATGTAAATCTAAATCCCCTATTTTTTTACCATCTCCTTTTCCTGGGTTTGCTTTACCATGAAAGAATTGTTGTTCAATAGTTTCTCCTGCTCCTCCATCTACAATATCAGCAGCATTTACTGCTGGTCCATTAATAGTACTATTTTCTGAATGACGTATAGCTGTTACACGGCTACCACCAAAAGAGTTTCTATTATCTAAGTTTGATTTTAAGTCTAATAAGCCCATAATATTAAGTTTTTATTGTTCGGTTATAAATATATTAAGAAAAAGCTGTCTGTTGGTCTAATCCATCAGAATACACTGTTCTTTTTCCAAATTTGTCTGCTGTTAGTGTTACACCAGATATGTTTACTATTGGTTGGGAAGAAGCTCCGCCTCCACCACCAAATAAATTAGTTCCTATTGCAACTTGATCTGCTGAGGAGAAAGGTGTTAAGTCCACAGTACCTCTTGCTTTCTTTGTAATAATTGCATTTTGTATTGTTGCATCTTCTGCTGGTCCTAATGCCCTATCTATTAACACTCCGGCTCCTATTCCTGCTGCAACAGCTGCTAAGCCTACGAGGGGATTTGCAATTATTTTTGCTAGAGCAGTTGCTTTTGTCAATCTACCTACTACTCCAACTAAACGAACAAATTGAGCTATTATTCCTGCTAACTGAATACCGGCTATTCCTGCTAATGCCCCATATACTACCCCGGCGTTTTCCATTGTTTTTATCAATATTTTTGCTATGTCTCCTAAAGGACCATCAGCTAATGATACAAGTGATTGTTGAACTTTTTCAATTAGTAAAGAAAATTCTTGTTGTAAAGAAAGAGCTCTTATATTTTGTGCTAAATCTTTATCACCCCTATCAAGTGCTTCTTTTTCTAGCTCAGCTAAATTTGCATTAGCATAAACTAAATCAGACATTTGATCTACACTCATTCCTAAGGCAGCGGCATATTTTCTTCTTTCTAAAGTATTTAATTTAGAAAATTCATACTCACCCCCTACATTTTTCATTATTTCAGAAGTTAATACTTCGTAATCACCTGTAAGGGCTGCTAATCTGGCTCTTTCTAAATTTAAATCTTTTCCTAAAAATAATTCAGCTTCTAATTCTGCTGAAATAGATGATTGAAAATCTAGTAAATTATTGGAAATACCTGCTAAATCTTGGAGAGTCATACCAAAAGATTTTGCTTTTGCTATTGCTTGAGATATATTTTCAATACTAAATCCTAATTGGGCTCTAATTTCACCTGTTACATTTGATGCTTCTTGTACAACTTTTAATCTATCTAATTCAAGGCCTGTTATTTTTTCTACAGCACCTACAGTAGCTACAGAATCATCCAATATATCGTTTACTGATTTTCCAGATTTTAAAGATTCAAAACCAAATCTTGCTTGTTGATCAGCTGACATTCCCAGTTGGGTTTCTAATAAACCAACTTGTTCTAGTAATTCATCACTAAAAGCTACATTAGCTGTTCCTAATGAGTTAAGAGCTTCAAATGCATTTACTATTGTAGTAGTATTTAAAGCTGTTTCACCTGAAAGGAGAGCTATGTTTCCTAATCTATTTCTTAAATCGTTTGCTTTATCTGCTGATAATCCTAAATTTCTTTGAAATTGAGTTGTTTGGTTACTTACATCAATTAACCCCGTTGTTAATATATCTACAGCACTAATAACTCCTGCTTCACCTATTCTTTCTGATGTGATTTGACCAAAATCTCCTTTTAATAGTTCTGCTAAAGCACCTGATTTATCTAATTTATTAGCCATATTAGATAAAATACCACCTGTTATTTTAAACAGGGATATAGATTTCATCTGGGCTTTGTTTTGATCTTCAAGAGCATCTAAAGAAGCATAAGCAAAATCAGCTTGTTCTTCTGCTTGTGCCACTAATTCTTCTTGTGCTTTTTTAGATAATTCTTGATTTTGTCTAATTGCTGCAGATGTTTGTACTAAACGGGCATCAAGTTTAATTCGAGCATTTTGTATATCTTTACTAGCATTTTGTCCCTTAAGGATTTTTGCCTGTATAGTTACATTATTTTCTAATTGTTTACCTAGCTTTCTAAAACTACCTGTAATATCTTTTTCGGCTGATCTAGCTATTTGTTCGCCTATATTATCGAATCCTTCCATAGATGTTATAGAATCTTCTATAGCTTCAGAAATTACTGCTGCCATAGATCTAAAAGCATCCTTTACAAATTCAGCGTTTTCAGCTTGTTCTCGTAAGAGCCTATTACTTCTTTCTAAATCGTCGTTATTAGCCATATTGTAATATTATACATGTATAAATATAAAAAAAAGAAAGGTATCATAGATACCTTTTACTTTTTAAAATTGTATGTAGACGAGGGGTTTATATTTGGCCTCGAAGGAGCAGGGGTTGTTTGATTACCCTTTTTAGCGTTTTCTACTTTTTCATTCTGTTCTTTATTATATTCACTAATTGAGTGAATATGAAATCTTCTTAACCAAATAGGCATATTATAAACTTCTGAGTGTTGAAACCCACCACCACCATGGAACACTAGAAAATGTATTTGGTCAAATAATAGTTTTCTATATTGTGGCGTCAGGCCAAAAAAAGTCGAGACCAACAGGAATATCTACTTTTGTAGTATCTCCCTCATTATCTTCATATTCAAAAGATAAATCTACGCTAGGTTGGATTTTGTTTACATATTTTCTAAATTCTCTTGCTTCTTTAGCTAAAAATCTATTATCTACAAAATTTCTAATAGTAGCTTTTTCATAATCACCATCCACAGATAAAATAATATATTTTAATCTAGTAGATAATTCTTTATTAGAATTTTTATCTATTTTTTTTAAACCCTCTAATTCTTTTTTCATTTCATTTTCATCTTTATGAGTTAAAAGTTTAAAAGTTAATTTAGTTTTAGATATTGGTAAAATGAATTCAAATTCATTTTTGCCTTCTTCTATAGGTTCAGCAGATAAAGGTTTATCTTTAAGTGTAGATAAATCTACTGTGATTTCTTTACCTCTATAGATAAACGAATAATCTGATCCATAACCTAATACTCTAGCAGCTACCATAAGTGCATCTTTATCACCTATTAATAATTCATTATAATCGATTTTTGAAATAATTAATGATTGTAGTAATTTATCTATTACAGTACCATTAGCTATAAGGTTTTGGTTGGTAAGAATATCTTCTTCTCTTGCGGTCATATATTTCATTTCGAGAATACCATCTTTTAGTGGAGATTCAGGAGAATAAAGTATGCCTTTTGAGGGTAATGTGACTTCTTCAGCCGGAAATTGAGTTTGTTGTTCCATAACGTTATTTAATTAAAACTAGTTCGGATATACATATATGTAAGAATAAGAAAAGCGCCAAAAAGGCGCTTTTTCTTTAATATAAATAAAATATTAGAAATTCAAAATAGCATAATCCATAACAATAGTCATTGAGATGTTTGCTGGTGAATCAGATGTCCAATCCATAGTTCCAAAGTTTGCATTCTGGCAATAAGCACCCTTTAAAATCCATTCTTCAACTACATCACCTACAGGACCTAGTGTTTGAATAGTGATATCTTTTTTATAGAAATCAGAATAACCATCTCTACCTGTAACTGACTCGTGTGACAAACGAACCCACTCCATTACTGCTTGAGCACCTGATGGTGTTACTGGATCGTAAAGTTCAGCTGTAACGTTATCCCAGTTAGCTTTTCCTTTGATTTTTCTTTTCACGTTGATGTGATCAAGAACTACTTCTCCAAAAGAAATACTTGGTCTATCGATTTTTTTAATAAGATATGCTGGAATGCCCTCAATTTCCATTAGAAACCTATTTTGTAACTTAGGTTCAAATGCTGTGAACATCATTTCGTTTGTTTGTAATATTGCCATTTTTTATTTATTTTATTGTTCTATTATAAATATAAGTTCTTTTCCTTTTTATGAATCAAATGTTGCTCCTGTTGGAAGAACATTAAAGTCAAGTACTATAAATTCAGCTGTTTTAGTTGGCTGTAAGTAAATCGCACCTACTAATTGATTTCTATCAATTACATCTGGTGTATTGTTACTACCATCCATTTGTACTCTAAAGGCATATAATCCTTGTTGTGACTGAATTGATTCTAGGTATGGATTAACAATATTTAAGAATCTTGTTCTAGTTCTAGCTGTATTTTGTTCAAATACTAAGAATTTAGATGAACTTGCAACAAATTTCTTAATTCTGATTAATAATCTACGAACATTAATTCTATCTAATGCTGTTGATCTTTCTTG